CTATATTTATATTACCCGATCCATTTATATCTAACGCACCAGTTGTATTAGTAATTTTACTGTCTGTCCCATCGTGATAAATTTGTAGGTCATCACTATTTCCAAGCTTAATAATGTCATTATCGTTCATGTCTAAATGAGAAGTGACATGAAGAACTCCGTTTACTCTTGCTCCACCATTAATGGTTTCAAACATAAGAGTGTTGTCATAATATAAAAGTACTGCTCCGTTTTCATTAAATCTAGCTATAGCTTCAGTATTAGCAGGATTATTTATATGTAAACTGTTAGTTAATATGTTTAAATTCCCAGTTCCACTGTCTTCAATATAACTGTGCGCTCCTGAGTGATAAATTTGTAAATCATCAGAACTTCCCAGTTTTATTTTTAAGTTATCACTAAAAGAAAGATTGCCAGTTAAAGTACCACCACCAAGAGGAAGCTTGGTTGCTATTGAGTTGGTAACTGTTGTCGCAAAGTTTGGGTCATCACCTAAAGCCGCTGCAAGTTCATTAAGTGTATCTAAAGTACTTGGTGCTGAATTTACTAAGTTAGATATTGCTGTATCTGTATATGCTGTTGTCGCAACTTTTGTAGAGTTATCACTTGCTGATTGGGTCGTTGCTGTTACTCCGTTGGTCAATGCTCCAGAGCTAGAAGTCAACCCACCGAATAACGTGTCTCTGGTTGCAATATCAACTCCGTCAACTGTTCCTGATACAGATATATTGCCTGTTACGTCAATACCAGCACTTGTAGTTTCAAACTTTTTACTGTTGTCGTGATATAAGCTAACTGCTCCGTTAGGAGACATATCTATTATTGGTTCAGTTCCAGAAGTTGTCTGAATAGTTAATGTTGCACTTGTAGATATTTTATTATTTCCATTACTATCGTGAAAAATTTGTAAATCTCCACCAGATCCAACTGTAAGTCTATTAGTTGCACCATCTGTAGAATCAGCAATATTTATGTTGTTACCATTACTTTGCAAGTTACCGCCTAGCTGTGGTGATGTGTCATCAACAACATCTACGTTTGCAAGTTTTGTTCTAGCTATCGCTGCACTTGCGTTTATATCTGCATTTACAATCGCTCCATCTACTATTTTTGCACTAGTAACAGTATTGTCTGATGGTTCTGCTATCGCTAAAGAAGCATAAGTAACAATAAAAAAGTCTGCTCCATTAGCGGGTGCAGAAGAAAAAATAATATCATTTCCATCTACTGCAAATCCCTCACTTGGACTCGTTCCTGTATTAGGTTTTTGTATGACACCATCAATAGAAACAAGAAGTTGTGCAGCTAAATTAGGTGGGTTACTTAAAACAAACCTTGTTGCAGTTCCATTAAAAGAAGCACTTCCACCACCAGAACCAGAAGATGAGCTAAGTGTATTTATGAAAAAGTTATTACCACCACCTGCACCACTTATTTCTGCAACAGTTCCATTATCTTTCTTAGTAAATAATTTTCCATTGTCAGTTCTGATTGCTATCTCTCCAAGTGCTAAATCACTTGCGGTCGGATCACTACCAGAAGCTCTTTTTAATAAAATTTGATTAGCCATTTTTTAAGTCTCCTTAGTAGTTTTTTTAGTATGTACCTCCATCAATATTGAAGCCTGATACAGTGCCATTTTCCAAGAAAGTCACAAGATCTGATAATGCAACTTGAACCATTGTTCCATTATCATTTGTAACTAATCTGTCAGTAGTAGCCAAAGTTGTAGAAGTAGCTGACGTTCCTCCGTCTAAAATATTTAATTCAGCAGTAGAAACTGTTGCTCCATCTAAAATTGCTACCTCTGTAGAAGTAAGATCAGCTAATGCACTAGCTGTAGTCTGATCCATTGTTGCAAGTTCTGTAAGCTTATCGCTATGTGGTTCAACGTCTGTGCCAATTGTTAATCCTAAACTTGCTCTTACAGTAGAACCAGACTCAAGTACAAAATTTGATCCATTACCTACAATAAAATTGCTATCTGTTGGAGTAAGACCTGCTATATCAGCTAATTGCTGATCAAACGCTTGAACATCAGATCCTATGGCAACACCTAAATTTGTCCTTGCACCGCTAGCTGAGGTGCTTCCTGTTCCACCATCACTAACAGCTAATGTTCCAGTAATAGAGCTTGCACCTAAATCAACAGCTATTTCTGTTGATTCAATAACAAGTCCTCCGTTAGATTTTAAATCAACAGATATTGTATTTCCTGATTTATCTAAACCATCGCCTGGTGTTATTTGCCCCGCACCTGAGAACTGAGCAAAAGTAAGATCATTTGTTCCAACAACTGCTGATCCTTTATTACTGGTGCAGACGAACCCATTATCAGCATTGACTGTGCCTTGTTCTACGAAGGTGAACATCCCCGCTGCGTCCGCACCAGAAGCTAAATCTGAAGATCTACTAGGTGATGAACCAACAATATAAATACCATTTTGACTTGCCGTTGACTGATCTTTTACTAAAACACGATCATTATCAGCTAATGTGATTCCATCTATTGAATCTCCACTATTAAGTGCGGTAGAAATTGTTATGTTTCCTGTCGTTGCTACTTTTACAGAATCTTTAACATCAAGTCCTTGCGAAGTTGCCTCAACAAATCCTTTAGTTGCTGCATCTTGTGTATTTACTGGATCAGCAAGGTTAGTAATTGTTTGTGAATTAAGGCTAACACTAGCTGTTGGTGCAGTTAATTGATCTAATCTGTTTGTTCTGACACCAGTATCAAAATCTGATATTTTAGTGTGCGCTAACGAAGGTATATCATCACTTACCAAGGCTCTAAAACTAGCTCCTCCATTGCTACCATTTGGGGCTGCAAGAATATGATTAGCAGTTCTGCTAGTATCTATTTCAATGAATTTGCCTTTACCACCTATAGGTAGTATTTGGCTTGCAGATCCTCCTGCTCCTCCTGATCCTGTTCCGTAGAAAAGTATATCTGAACCTTCAGCATAAGCTAACTCTGCATTTGCTAATGTACCTGGTGCTGAAGATCCTGTTGATCTTTTAATTCTAATTGTGTTAGCCATAGTGTTTTAATTAAAAGTTTCCGCCATCGACAAGATTCTCAATGGTGCGAGTAGCATCTGCTTTAAATTTACCAGCAGATTGATCGAAGTACAGTACAGAGTTATCAATTTTTGCAGAATCATCAAGAGTTGCTCCTGATTCTGCAAAATTAGCACCCTGAGTGCCTTGAGTTGCAATTGTTACAACAGTTGAATCGCCTTCATTTACAGTTACTTGATTCTTAGTAGTAGTAATGTTAACTGAAGTCATGCAGTGTAACCTTCACTCATAATAATGTCTCCTTCTAAATAATACTCCTTTAACCCATTAGGGGCTGTTAGTAATACATCATATTTTAATTTACTTGGAGCAAATGTAGCTGTTTGAGTATCAGTCAATGAAATATCTATTGTACCTGTTGATCTATTTGTATATGCAACTGAGAAATCAGCATATTTTGTTGTGCGTGTCTCCTCCCATACTTGTGCATCAACAGTAAAACCAGTTAAGTTTATTGCATTATTATTACCATCCTTAAAAATTAGTTGAATACTATGATCTGATCTTCTTTGAACAGTCATATTATATGTGCCTGGTTGAATAGCCATAATTAAATTTTTATTACATACATCATAGCTATGTTACGTGGTCTAGTTTCGGAACTGTTTGATGTTCCACCTCTATTACTTTGACTAATGCTTGTTGAGGTACTAACAGATATACCTGTATTTGAATTAGACATTCTATTTGTTATTGTTCCTGAGTCTCTTGGAACTTGCGCCCCAGAAGATCCTCCAAATGAGCCTATTCCAAACAAAATATTATGTTTATGACCTGGATCAGAAACACTTGAATTTGAAGATGCACTTACATTGTGATTGTGTTGTGGATGCTGATGACTTTGAGAACTAGCGACACTTCTTCCTGAGTCAACTCCTCTTCCATTATCAAAACCCCTGATAAATTCACCCCTTAAATCAGGAACTTTAAAAGTAGAACTATTGCTTGCACCATATTGCGTTCCAATAACAGCGAACAAAGCAGAAAATGTCGTTCTACTTACTGATTGTCCATTACATTCCAAATATCCAGAAGGTACAGAAGCTACAGCAATACAAAATACTGCTCCACTCGGTACACCTGCAACAACTTGAAAAGATAAATTACCAGAACCATCAGTCTGTATAAAACCACCATTAACAATACTTGGAGGTAGTGTCAAACTTACATTTCCAGACAATGAACTAGGTGACTTTAATGAAACAAAAGGAGAACCACTTGAGTCTTGAAATCTTATAGGTAAAGCATTAGTCATATCAAGACCAGCATTACTGATTGAAACTCTTGCTGTACCAGCAGTTGCAAATCCTATGGTGTTAGAACCTACTCGAAACATTCCTGTATCTGTATCGTTACTAAATGCATAGGTTGGGCTAGTAACACCTGATCCATTATCACCTAAAAGCTGACCTGTCATCGTACCACCTGACCTAGGTAATAAACCTAGATTTTCATCATCAACAGAGCCAACTGTAGTAAATGCATTATTAGACGCATTTCTTATTTTTAATTTATTACTATCTGCTGTATCAACATACGGCATAAATGGTTCTGGGTTTGATGGATCATTGCCACCACTGTTTAAAGTTTTTATAGCTTCAAAGATTGCATTTATGTCACTTCGGACAGAAGCTCCGCTGGCATTGGCTACATTAAAATCATTAACTTGTGCCATGAATTACTAATTACACTCCTTTACCATATCCTACAGCCGAAAATGTAAAAGATCTATTTACAAAATTTGTACCATTTTTAATTTCTACTGTAAATCCGATACCAGAAACATTTCCGATAGTAAAGAAATCGCCTGATTGAGCATTTTGTATTGTTATACCTACAGTTGGCAAGAAAGCATTTGTTCCTCCTAATGAAGAAGTACCCACAAAAAATGGTGTCCCAAAAGCAACAATTTTTACTCCATTCCCTGATTGTTGTGGTGCGGTAGATGTACCGCTTCCTGTTTGATAATTCCGTTCTGTTCTTGATTGGAACTCTGCGGTGTAACCCGCTTGTTGTACGTTCATATTTTGAGAAATATTTGTTGTTTCAAGGACTAATTTAAATTTAAATCTACGACCTTTAAATGTTCCATTTGCAAAATTATTAAATGCACTAAAACTACCTGATGCTGTCTGTGATGTCGCTACTTGTATTTGACAGTTTGCTTCATCTGCTGCTTGACCATCAAAATTGCCATTAATTGCATAATCATCCCAAAAAGACCCACTTGGAATTAAAGTTTCTATATCTGTCCCTATAACAAAACCAACAGATCTAATAACTCTTTTTAAGTCAAGAGAAAAAACAGCACCTAAATCTAAAATATCTTTAAATGCATACTCTCCTGTTTTATTAGTAGCAGGATTACTAAGTTGTAATGCACTAGTAGAACTACTAAAAGTTGTATTAGTTTTTGTTCCTTGAAACGGAGGTGAATCTAAGTCTTCTCTATCTTGTAATATCACTTGAGTATCTATAAGATCAGGCAAATCTTGAATTATAGAAGTCTCTCCAACACTGAAGTTTCCTTGGTCATCTTGAAACTTAAGAATATACTCTCCCTCTAGGCTCGGTAAAACTACATCTGTAGTATTACCAGCTAAAGCAGTAACAAGATCTACCGAATTTTGAAATGTGCCACTTCCATCAGTAAGATTGCTATGCCTTACATAAACTCGACCTCCATGTAGAACATCAGGATCAGTAGCTTTTGTCCATCTAAGTCTTACTAATTTATTAGTAATAGGCTCCATAGATAAGTTTTGGACATTTCCTGGTGGATCTGTTTTACCTACTGCATTAAAAGTTAAATTGGTTGATGTTGCTGATAATTTAAGAGCAGCATTATAAGAAAATACCTTGAACTCATAAGTTCCAGCTTCAGTATTTAATAATTCAAAATCTGGTCTAAAAACAACTTCACTAACGAAGTTTCCATTGTTAAATCTATATTGAACAAGATATTGATTAACACCTGTAACAGAAACCCAAGATACTATTAATTTTGTAACGGCCAAAGCATTTATAACAACAATTCTTTCTGATGCCTGTAAGTTTGCGGGTGGATCTTTTGGTTCATTTAAAAGGGAAATATTTCTTGTAGGTAAACTTATACCTTGTTCTATATTGCTATATTTACCATCAAGATAAGTTAAAGCTGTAATTTCAAAATTAATATCATCTTTTTCTTCAACTGTTATAACTCTAAAAGTTTGTGGTTCTAAAGTAGAACTTTGCACAAGCCAAATACTATTAACATTAGGTGTTTGAGACAAAGCAGAATCTAAACTGATTACTCCACTTGTAACGCTAAGTATATTTTTTGTTTCTAACGATCCATCAGGTAATACCACACTACATTTTTTATTTGTACCTGTAAATGTATTTAGATCTTTAACATTATCTACAGTTATAGCAGTAGTTGTAGCAGATTTTATGCGACCACTTCTACGCTCTCCTCCTCTTACAGGATCATTAATAGAAATCACAGATCCTGGTCTTACAATTGCTCCCGCATCTAATGATGTAGTAAAGCTTACTACCTCTGTTTCCTGTTGCTCACTGAAAAGTATTGCTTTCCCAAGTCTTGCAGCTTGCCCACGAGAAGTGCAGGCAAATGCTTTTACATCTTTCTTAATTATTCCTAGCTTATTTTGAGCAGACGTATCTTCTACAACCTCATAATCTATCTCTCTACTATCCATATTAAAATAACTAACACTTATGACTGTATGCCTTTGTTTTAAACTACTTCCTGAGTAACTAAATCCACCCTCACCTACATTCGCCAAACTAAACAAATAACTTGGGTCAGTAGGTCTATCCTGTGAAATAGTGACAGAACCTTCTGACCAAATAGGAAAACATCTCATTACTCCTGCTAATTCATTTATTAAATCAAAAGCCTCTTTAGATCCCTGTATATTTACATTGCAACTAAATCTAGCTTCCTGTCCTCCAAATCCATCATCTACTAACTCATTTGCATATCTACTAGCTGCTACGAAACTAAATAGATCTAAATTACTATCTGTAATATGTGTTCCAAATCCATATCTTTCAGTTGTTAGCAAATCAAGCAAGATCATTGATGGACATGAACACCATACTGCAGCACCCATTGTTCCATTAAAAATATAACCACTTGGATAGATAATTCTTCCTGTCTGTAAATCAACAGTGGGTGTACCAGAACTGGAAGCACCTGTACCTGGGATTCTTACCTTTACACCACGAATACGAAAAGATCTTTTTGGTATAGAACTAAACTGTTGAGAATCTATTCTTAAGTTTGTATAAGCACTATTAGGGTAAGTTTGTTTATCATCTACTATTTCAGTAATACTTGTCCATGTAAAAGCATCAATAAGTTGAGTCGAACTACTATCTGCTGTAACTCTTACAACTCTTATATCAACAGGAAAAGAGCCTGTAAATGAGACACGATATTCTTTCTGATATGCATCTGAAGTCCTACCTGTAATAGTGTCATTTATTACATCTGAGAAGCCACCACTATTATATTGAACTTGTATTTTTAAATTTACAGAAGAGCCTAACAGATCACCTTGATCTGTTGCTTTTTGAAGTTGTGGAAATGTAATTGTAACTTTAGCAGCATCTACAGCAGTATTCGTTATCTGACGAGTAACAGGAGTAGAGTTTGTAACTGTAATACCTACAGAAGAAGTAGATTGACTTCCCTCAATGCCTGGTATATGACTTTGATTCGATGTGCCGAAACGAGGTGTAAAACCTACATTTTGAAAATTAAAGTCTGCTGTCTGGGGATTTGTATTACTAGCACTTGAATTTAAGATAGGAGTATCGTCTAAAAATACATCTTTAAGGGCTGCTTTGTTATAGGATGCATCACTCTTACTAATATTAGCTTTTGAAGGTGTTGCAAAACCTTCTATCTCTCCTTCAGAGATAAGATCCTGTATTGATGCAAACTGTCTACTATTTAATGTATCTGGTGCTTTAAATGGGGGCGGAGGTGTAGGGGGCGCACCTCCTGATCCTTTAATAATTTTTTTTGTCATGCCGATACTTGATGAGTGTCAATACCTGCTGATATAACAACTGAACCAGTAATTATTTCTCCATAAACAATAGGATGGCTTGTTCCTGCACGGCTGGTATTTTGCACCCCAGAAAAACTAAATGATATTCTGGGATCTTGTTCATCATTGAAATCTTTTGGCTTTGGTTGTGGAAATAACATATTGCTTACACCCATTAATACAAGTCCAACTCCTATATTGGCTGCTTTAGCTGCAAGTCCACCTCCAAAAAATCCAAAGCCTTGAGTAGAATTTAATGCAAAACCAGTACCACCAGAAACAATTCCAACACCAATTAAAGCTGCTCCTAATAAAAACTTACCAGTATTACCACCAGAACCAGTGATAACTGGAACAATACTAATATCAGATTGTCCTATAGGATGATGAATTTCATCTTGCGTTATTTCGTAATCATCAACTAAAACTTGATAATAACGATTAGCCATGTGTGCTTCTAGTTTTGGAAAATTACTAACTAAAAATCTTATAGCATCAGCAGTGCTATTTATGACTGCATCTAATTCTTTATATCCGACAAACTCTGCAAGTTCTCCGTAAAGTTTAACTGTTCTGAGCATAACGATACCTCTTACCAGTGCATTTTAACAACCACTCAGAATATGGTTCTTTACAAGATAGTCTATCTGCTAAATGGTGTAAAACCATATCTCCAAGAAAAATAGCTACATGATTTAAAGTTGGGTGCATTATCGACATTAATAAAACATCACCATATTCAAGTTTTTCATCGTGTTTTAATTCTACAAAACCAGTTCTAGTAGCATAACTTTCAAACAATGGGTTTTCTAAAAACTCTTGTGGTGTCATGCTTCTTTCATAATCAATAAGCTCAATATTTTTTTCTTGTTTATACCAATCTCTAACAAGTGACCAACAATCAGTTACACCCCATACCCAAGAGCGACCTAATAAATCTGGAACATAACCTTCTGGAATACATTCACCCCACTCTTCAGTTTTAGGATTAACAATATACCAAGGTAATTTACTATTTTCACAACTAATACGATCAGCTTGACTAGGAATTGGTGGTGTAACTGGATGACTATGAACTACAGCTATAATTTCTCCTGTTCTATCTGCATTGACATAATCTTCTGGATTTAAAATAAAATGCTGATTATTAGTAATTGCTAAATTTTCACAAGGAAAATATTTTTCTTTACCTCTTACGTTAAGAAGCAAGCCAACAGATTCTTTTGGATCTTGGTCTTTCGCATGAACCAACGCATCATTTTTCCAAGTCATTGAGTAAATGTACCAATAGAAGGAAACAAAGCTCTTGTACACTGTCTTTTTGGCGCACGAACTCCCGCCATGTCAGTTGCCGCTGCCAACTCAAATTCTACTATTTCTCTATTTTCTGATGATTTACGATCAACAATAAATATCTGACGTTTAAATTCTGCTGTTGGATCAGGTGTGCCGAATGGATTACTACCACCACTAAAATTTACTGCATCTATAAATTTTGCCATTGTTCTGATTCTTGTAAAAGTAGAACCTGTAAGATCATTACCTGCTGTAACTTGATTCACACTCACTAATATTGCTGATATAAATCCTGTTGCATTACTAATCGTAACTTTTGGTCGTGGAAGTTGACCACGTTGGTAAGCAAAACCTGTTGCTTGAATAGGAAATCTTAAATATGAATTACCCGCAAAAATTATTTCACCATTAGCATCTAAATTAGTTCCTGAATGAAATCTATATATAGTATTTGCACCATGTAAAGCAGTATCTAACTGCAACACAAAAAGCTCAATGATTGCTGAGGGATTTATTTTCTGTATCTCACTAAAAACAGGAGCAGTACTCATGGTTCAAAAACTTCTACAAATGTTGCTTGAATTGTTGCTCTAGTTGGGAATTGCATATTTTTACTCCATTTTGGACATTTAAATTGCATAGCACTAGATTCATTTGGTGGAGTGTATGTAAAACTTGCACCATCTTCTGCCCTTGCATCTAAAAAAGTCTCGATTGTATCACTGTCTTGTTCACTGAGATTTTTCCAAGACAAGTTAAAAGTTTTTGGATTTTGATGCAACCCAAAAATTATGCGGTGTTCATATCCATCTTGAAATTTTACAGTCCTAATATTTGGACTTGAACTTTTTTTAACAGGGAAGCTAGGCTCAACATTTGGAAAAGTTGCCATTATGCTAGTAATCCTCCAGGTCTTTTTTCTTCTAATAATTGTGATTGTATAGCAGATGCTAATGCTTCGCCAAGAAGCCTACCATTGTTTTCATCTCCCTCTACAGACGAGCCTGACGCATCTACATTTACAACAATATTACCAATGCCACCACCAGTTGCTTCTACTCCAAGTTTTCCATCCTTGCCTCTACGCAAAGGCATGATTGCCTCAACACCCGCTTCTCCTGCTAAGGCTGCTCCATCAGCTAGAGGAAATAATTGTGGTCGAGTAATTAATCCCCCTTTTGCATACGGAACAATCTTGTTGTTTGCAATAACATTTCCTAAAGCGTTTGGCTTAAAATCATAAAACATTCCACTGTCAAATGGATTAAAATTACCCGTAATAGGACTAGATGAACTAAATGTCTCAGAACCTCCTACAACATTAGAAACAGTGCTTGTAACACTTTTCTTACCACCACCAAATATATTTCCAAGTCCTCCTGTCAATGGAGCTATTATTTGTGACCTTATAAATATTCTTGTTATGTCAGAGATAATAGATTGAGCAAGTTTTTTAAAGTTTAATGTTCCAGTTTGTACAAATTCAACAAGACTATCTTCAAGTTTTTTAAATGTATTTACAAAAGAATTTGCTACTTGAGAATTAACATCTCTAACTGATTCTACATACTTATCTAAAATAGATTGTGCTTTTTTAGATTGATCTTCCGTCAATGATGGCAAGCCATCTGTTGTTGTATTAGATCCGCTACCTTGACCCGCTTCTGGTGGTTGCGTTCCTTTAGCAATATCAGTAAAGAGAGCTATATCTTTTTGAAAGTTAATTGCTAAATCTTGAAAACCTTTACTCATTACCTTTCCTGCACTAGCAAAATCCATATCAAATAAATGGAATAATATTTTTGTTAGATCCACTAAAATTCTTACTAATGTCCGAACAAGAGCTACTGTAGAAACTAAGAAACCACCAAAAACTTTTATACTTTCAGTTAAGGCAACAACAGCACCATCATTACCTTGAAAACCAAGAAGAATTTCAGAAAATTGTTTTTGCAGAGCAGCTCCAACAGGAATTAAATCTTTACCTATTGCTATTGATAAATTTTGTATTTGTGTTTGCAATCTTTGACCCGCATCTGCTGCTGAATTTGCCACCCTTTTCGCTGTCTCTGCAAAATCAATATTTAATTTGTTTGCAAACTTTATAACTTGATCTAATCCAACTGTTCCATCTCTTAAGTCTTTTTGTAATTTCTGCAAACTACTACCATTTGCTTCTGCGAATTTTACAACTGCACCTGCTAGTCTCTCGCCCAGCTGACCCTGCAACTCTTCTGCTGACACCTTACCTTTTCCGAATATCTGACTCATCGCTCTTATAGCTGATTGCACATCTTCTGCATTACCACCTGTAGCTTTAATTGAGTTAGAAACACCCTCAAAAACAACTTTTGCATCTTCAATAGATCCACCCGCACCTACAACAGAAGCAGCTAAAGTCGTAAATTGTTTAGTTGATGCTGCTATTGGCACATTTAATGTTTTAGATGTATTAGCAATTATTTCTAAACCTTTTTGAAAATCTGCTTCTGTCTTAACAGCACCTCTTAGTGCTATTTCTAGTTTCTGTACTTGTGATGCTTGTATCGTAGCTTGTCTAGCAAACTGAACTCCCCCCGCTACAGCATCAACACCAAGACCAATTGCACCACCCGCTATTGCACCTGCTGTTCCTCCTTTTGCAAAACCCGCTATACCTCCTATTTGTGCAGAAGGAGGTAAAAATCTACCAACAGCACCAGTTAAAGCTGCACCTCTTCCCGCTTTAAATCCCGCACCTACTTTGCCAAAGAAACTTTGTTTTTTCCCTGAGGCATTAAGAGCATCCATACTTGCTCTTACTTGATCTATTTCTTTTCCAAGACGATCATAAGCCTCAGTACCAATTCCAACACTATCTCTAAGTTTTGTTAGTACACCAATTTGTCCTTCAAAAGAATTTTTACTTAACTGAGTTGTTTTATTTACTTTTTTAAGTCTTTCTAATAATGAATCTAATTTTTTTGGTGTTATTGATACTGTACTTGTAAATTTTTCAAAATCTTTACCTATACTTTTGATTGCAGAAAAACCTTCAAGTTCTAATTTAAGTTTTACTTTATCAACAGTTCTTGCCATTATTTTTTATCCTTATTTATCTCAATAAGAGCTACAGATTCCATAAGTTGTAAGCCCTCTAACATCTCTTGTCTGTTTTTTACATTGTATAGGTCAAATAGTCCACCAGCAAGCAGTAAGACTTCGTATTTTAATCCTACTACACCTCCAAAAGACATTTCCCATTGTGTATTCATTCTTAAAAACATCATAACAATATCCCAATTTTCATCAAACACTTCAAACTCATCCTTCTCTTCTGGTTGCTTCTCTATCTGAATACCAAAAGCCTGTGCATCTTTTAAGGTATCATCAATTACTGGTTTGCCACCCGAAGCCCAGTATTTAGTGGCATCAATTAGTTTTTTACTTGTGCATTACTATAAAAGTCTTTAAATGCGTCTAATACACCCGCTACAAAATCCGTATCTTCAGAAAAATCTTTTAAATTTTCTTGATTAAATTCTATAGGTGTTCCATCTTCTTCATTTACATCTTCCCAACCAACTAAAACTTTTTGAAGAGCATCATATTCAGTAGCTTCTTCAAAATTAGTAAGTTCTGTTCTTGATAAACGAACAAATTTGCCAATAAATTTAGTAGTTTCAAACTCTCCTACTTTTGTTGTAGATGGAGTTTTTACATTTACAGGCCAAGAATAAACTTTAGTTTTCTTTCTTACAAAAGGCATAAAAACAAATATATACTTCTCTACTCTAACTCAGTAGTCAATACTTATTAAGTAAAGACTAATGAGAGTTCGTTTCCTGATGCACTTGGAACTAATGTGTAAGGAATCTCTAACATTTGAATACCATCAGCTTCTCCGTAAGCAACATCACCAATGTCAACTTTGGTGCTAGAGAGAGCAACAATATTACCCGCTGCAGTTCCATGAGTAATAGTTAGGTTGCCTAAAGATGCGTCAGTTAAGGCTGCGGCAAAATAATCTTTAGAACTTAGTGCTACAGCTTCTATTGAAACAGATCCACTAGCTGCTCTATCAGTAATAATTACTTCTTTTGTACCACCAACTAATTCACGATAAACAGTAGAGTTCCCAAGATCCATTGATAACGACATCAACGCTGCAGAGAAAGACAACAACTGAAAACTTGTAGTATTACCATTCTTAAAAACTAATGGAGTTGCTTGGTTTCCATAAGTAACTGTTGGCAATGCAGAATCATCAGGTGCGTTATATATGCCAGTGAAAGTAAAATCAAGAGAAGGTATTTCTCCAACAGAGGCATTAAGAACAACTGTTCCTCTTGCTCCTGTAACTTTATGTCTTACACCATCAGTGTTGTAGTGAATAGTAATTGAGCTAAAACTGCTTGAAACAGGTGCGTAGGTAACGCTTGTTCCACTACTAACAGTCTCGCTAAGACCGCAGGCCTTGAGGGCTGCTCCATACCTAGGGGCTGTACCCGCTGCCCCACTTCCCGCAAGTTCTACGCTGAAACTTACTTCAACTGAAGTATTAGCTAATAGCTGTTCTGATGCTCCTAAAAAGGGTCTTACGACATCTCTATTAACAACATCACTTGATTGTGGTGTAATACTTAAATCTCTTACGAGAACAACATCTGTTGCTCCTGGGTTGGGATCAGTTGCATAAGAGCTTTCCGCTTCAATCAGAATTACTCTCTTCCTTGTCAGTAGTGCCATCTTGTTTTACCTCTTTAGGGGGTTCTGCTTGTGTAGTTTGTTGTACTAGCTTTTTTTTGCCAGTTTTAGGGTCAAGTATGTAAGTACCGCCCTCATTTGGAATTTCATACTCCATAATAGACAATCAAGGTTGTTAGGGTAATAGTCTTATTGTAATTCATGTTGATAAATCGTTATAAGTTGATCTGTAATCAATTTCAAAATCACAAGTAACTACACCCGCAGGTTGATCTGTATCAAAAGCCTCAAATGATGTAGTTGAAGGTCTTACATCTATACTTAATCCTCCAAGAGTAGGATCTGAAACAATCTTTGTATGTAAACTTTCTACTGTCGCATCTGCTGTAGTATCAGGTGTTTCTGACCTTACAATAACAATAACTCTAATTCTTAATGTCCAATCAAGCTTTAAATAAGTTGCACTATTTATAGTTGGCTCATCACTAACAAACTCAATAACAATACTTGGTGTTTCTGATCTCGCAATAGCTGTTGCTCTTGATCTATATATACGAGTTCCTACACCTGTTGTTCCAGTAAGATTAGTCTTTATTTTTGCTAATATCTGTTCCCTTTTACTTGTCATATCAAACCTTCATTAATGAAATAACTGATAAACTACCATCATCTATTTTTCTTGTACTTCTAACTTTATATTTAATATTATCTGCTTTTAATTCTGTATCAAATTCTAAGCCACCTAAGTCAGAAGTTTTTACTGTTAATTCATAGTCAGTAGTCAAAACACGATCATCTGCAACGATTTCATCAGGCATTTCTAAAATGCCCTTATAAGTAACTCCATCATAAAAAACATCTACTTTAAAATCATTAAAAAATGAATCTAAATCTTCTGTAAAAGCCATAATAAAAAGCCCCATAAAGGGGCTGTATTTTTATCCGTATTTTTTAAGTGCTACTAATGAGACTCCATATACAAAAACTGGTGATGAGCCACCAACTGTTTGTACAAGTTTAATAAATCTCTTGCACTCATCTTTGTTTACTTCAAGTGTTTGAACTGAAGCTGATGTTGTAACTTGTGTAAAAGTTGCACCAGACAAGTCTCCATAAGTACCACCTGTTTCATCTGAGTCTTGAACTTTGATATCTAAGGTTGGTGATGAGCCTGTACCCGCTGCACAGTTTAAAACTAGCAATACATCTCCATCAAATTCTTTTAAATCAATAGCACTTGATGTAGCTGTAGCAGTTACAGAAGCAGATGCTACTGCTGCTGTAATATCTAGTTTTTCTAAGTTAAGTTGATTGATTGCCACTTTGGATTTCCTCTTTTTTAGGGCTAGGTTTTTTCTTTGCTTTTGGTTTTGGCTTTTCTACATATTCGATAGCCTTACCACTAAGAATTAGCATACGAGCAACATTTTCCTCTACATCAATAGAAGTGCCGACACTCGTAGGAGTGCCAGCAATCATTGTTGATCTTATTAATTCAACTTTCATATTATGTGCCGAAGCAGAAAGCAGTTGGTTGCTTAATAGCGAAATCTACGTCTTGTAGAGCCACTATTTTAACTGTACCGCTACCCGCTTTTGTGATTGTATCTACTGTTAGATCTAAACCACTCCACATACCAATACAGAACTGGCTGAAGTCTCCAAATAAGGCATCGTTGTTTACAAGTTGATTTGAAACAATAACTGGATAGCCATTAATCTCATTGTTCTCAAAAACGAACTTACCTGTATTTGATGCAACTTCAGTACTCTTTAACGCACCTCTAGCAGAAGCGTTAATTATGTAGAACATATTTGCTACATCAGCATTTGCTGCGGCTACATCTGTTTCCATTCCGATGTACTCAGCGAATGTACCGAATGTAGTGATTGTTTGTGTTCCAACACCAGTTGTATCTTTAATACCTAATGGTTGGTTTGAAGAACCTGTACCATAGATAGCTGCGTTATCTAATTTAGTAGCAATTACACGAGCTATATCATCTCTAATCATAGATTCAACATCTATAGATGACTGCAATAACAAGCGTCTTGTAAATTCTACGACCCCACCGACTGTCTTAGGTGTCATGTTCACTTGGTCGAAGGCCTGCTGTGATTCCGTTGGCTCAGATCCTTCTCCCACGAAAAATCCACTGGCACTTTGAGTCATTCTAGGAATCGCAATGTTACCAGAAAGTCCTGTAAGCATTGTAGGATTAGCTGCCATAACAGCCATTCTCTTACGAAGAATATCTATAAAAGAACCAGAAAGTAATTCTGTAGGAACTAAGTTACCACCCGCAGTCGCAGTACCAACATTCAAGTCTCTTTGTAAAACTTCGTTTGGAACTAAGATGCCATTTGCTGGCTTGTCATAACGCTTAGATGCTTCGTCTGAAACTTCTCTTTCAAATGCAGCCGCTTCTTGTGCTGATCTGTCATTAGGATTTGCTAACGCATTTAAAGCTCTTAAGAAAGAAAACTTCTTAACTTCTTTTGGTTCTAAACCAACTTCATTAGTTGTCATGTCTGTTGAACGAATAGGGGTATTGTTGACCTCTGCCTTGTTTTTAACAAGATCGAGGATGGCTGCTCTTGCTTCGACAACAGATTTGTTGCCTTTAATAAGAGTTTCAGCTATGTCTTCTGCTCCATACTCTCCAAACTCACGACATAAAGAAGTGATAGATGCTGTACGAGCGTTGTTTTCATCAATAGCACGTTGAACTTCGGCTTTGATGTCGATTTCAACGGATTTCTCCGCTTCAACCTGAGTTTCTTTGATTGGTTCTTCCATAGTGCGAACAGAGGGTGATGCGGAATCATCCGCAGAATTAAGTTCCATAGTTGGTGACTTATCTTCCATATTAATACTATTACCTTGAGAGGGTGCAATTAAACTCCTTCCGAAACCTATTGTAGGATCTGCTGGAACAGTTACAACTGATAATTCATGGACTGACCATGACCTAGCAAGCATACCTTCTTCAGTCTCATCAATGTCATTAATAGAGTATCCAAAGCTTATGCCTCGAATGATTCCATCCTTGACATCTTCTAAGATTTCAGATGCAAACTTACTTCTTGAGAAACGAATTTTTGCATAACCACGTTTGTCTTCTCCAATATATGCAGATTCAACTACACCTATCGGTTTGTCCATATTGTGATTAAACAAAACTGCACCGCCATCATTAAGTCTTGATAAATCAGCAGCACCACGTTCATGTGAAAGTATTTCTTTTCCGAAATAACGATTTACTGGGTACTCAGAGCTGAAAGGAAACTCAAATGTTCTTGATTTTACATTTTTAAAATCAGTAACTTCTTTTCTTTCCAACTTGTCATCAGAATCAATAGTTCTGATAGCTGCGATCTTTGTCAAAGTAGAAAACTTATGACCGACCTTTCGATCTGTAGCCTCACCATTTCTATAAAGAGTAATAAGTGCAGCGGGATCATCTGCTGTTCCTGTAATAGTAAAGGAACTATCTGGTACATCTATTGATCCATCTCTTACAATGCGATCAATCTTTCCTCTAGCTGTACCACCACTAGAATTCCAGCGAACAAAATCACCGACCTTCAAACCATCAGGTTCGGCTCTTTTTTCAACTGTTGTCGATTCAGTCATAGATTTTTCGTTAGTAGCGGGTTCAAACTTGATTGGATCAAATTCGTTTCTATCAAGCCAAGATTTAGCTTGGGAGACAGAATATTCAGATAGTCTGAATCTAATTGATTGAAGTTCAGCACCCTCTTCATTATTCTTTATACCAAAAATAAAGTCTACCCCCTCCGCAGCTTCATTGTTTGATCGCCTAAATGTATCATATTGTTCTGGATTTGTAATAGTAGCTGCGTGTTCGTTTGGATATGGTCTTGCAAATTCTATAGGCTCTGCTCTTTCTCTAGCTTTTTTAATAGCCGCTGCTTTACCTCGACTCCAACTAAATCCCGCATCACC